GCCACCTTCACCAATTAAAGCGTTAGTTGGTCTTGAAACATATCCGCCTTCTGCAAATGTTCCTGCAATTGCTTGATCCGCCATATTACCTGTCGTAAAACCTCCACTTTCTAAAACAGAAGTAACTCCTGCTGAATTAGGATCTGGTCCTTTATTGCCCATCCCAGCAAACGCACGGGCAATACCAATAGCGATATATGTTGCAATCATTTGTGCAGCCTGCTTAGCCAACACGTCAGCAATGCTCTTCAACATATCCGCAAAGACTTGTTTGATGCTTTGCGCTCCAGTTATCAGGTTTTGCATTCCGCTAACAAGCGAATTGCCAATCGCGTTGCCAATACCTTGAGACACCTGAACAGCGTGCTGCTCAAGGTTGTTCAAGCTTTCAATCGACTGCGTAATAAATTTATTAATTGGACTATTGGCCGTAGCCAAACCTTGCATTAGTTGGTTGACACGTCCCATCTGTGTATCGTTTAATCCGTCTTCGCGAAGCTCTTGCAGTTTTTTTTCAATACGAAGCCGTTCACGCTCTGCTTCGCTTGTCGCTGTGGCAAGTGCAAGCTGATGTTCTAGGTCTTCAACAGTGTCGTCAAACAAATTTTGGCGTCTTAAGTATTCTGCGTTAATTTTGCGTTCAGTCTGAGCTATTGCAGCTGTTGTTTCGGCTTGAGCAACAAGGTTAATTGCATCTCTTTCGCGCTGTTTTCCGACTCCAATAAGTTTGTTCAAGCGTGAGCTTTCAATTTCTTTTAGCTGTTGTTCGCCTTGCAAGCGAATTACAAGCATTGTGTCTTCAGCTGCTTCTGCCGCTGCAATGCGATCTTTAAATGCAGAAATTTCAGCAATTTTGTCTGCTTCTATCTGAAGTGCGGCAATGCGCTGATCGATGCGTTTTTTTTCTTCCGCAGCTCGATCCTTTTTACGTTTAAATCTCTTGCGATCTTCTTCGGTAATTGGAATATCACCATCCGGTGTACCCATACCACGAATTATGGAATTCATTTGCTCTGTAAAACTTATCAACGCCCCCTCTGAAAGGCCCTGCATATTAAATATATTTCCAGCCATATTTGAACCAAAAGCCAAATTACTGGTAATAGCCTTAATTGGATCTTTTGCTCCTTCAAACGAAGGCAACATCCCCCTCAGCCTTTGAGGGTCTTTTTCCTGCAAAGTCGTTAACGCTCGCGCAAATTGAGACTGTGCGACCTTGATCCCAAGAGTTGCGTTAACAATTTTCAAAAACTCTGCTAAAGGACCTGCAATCAAAAGCTCAAGATTCGTTGTCAACTGCCCCCACTGCTCTTTAGCCAGCCTTGTTTGCTCAGCAAGGTCTTGCATTTTTTGAATACCACCCGGACCAAGAGCTTCATTAAGCTCTTCCGTGACTAACGCCGCTATACCAGTTAAATCGCCCTGATTTTCAAGCTTCCTTGCCAGTTGCTCGGATTCTTTTGAACTAAAGAGCGACCGTTCCCTCAAGAAATCAAGTGCCGTACCAACAGATCCCAAAGATTCAGCTGACGCAACTGTGCGCCCTATAAGCTGATCTATCTGCTGCCCAGCAGCACTAAGAGCAATTTGCGCTCCAAAAGATCCGGTTAATCCACCTAAGCCACCACCAATAACTGATCCCGCACCACCTCCAAACAGCAACGGGAAGCCCGCACCAAGAGCCACTTGCCCAAGTCGCTTATTTCCACTTTGAAAAGCAAGAGGCGAGCCTGGCATGTTTGCGCCACCACGAATTGGGCTGCTAGGCCCTCCTTTGCGAGCCAATCTTTCTAGCTCTTTTCTTTGATGCTCGTAATAAGCGGGAGAGCCAATTAAATCCTTATTGCCCCGAATTGGACTCCTAGCGCCACCTTGACGTGCAAGTTTAGAAATTTCTTGATTTAAATGGTCAAAATACGCAGGAGATCCTGGAAGGTTTTTGCTGCCTTTTAATGGACTCCTAGCTCCACCTTGGCGAGCTGCTTTGTCAATTTCTTTCTGCTGAGCATCAAAATAAGCAGGAGATCCAATCAGGTTTGGATGTCCTTTGATCGGATCCGAAGCGCCACCTTGACGCGCTGCCTTGTTAATAGCTTTTTGTTGCTCTTCAAAATATTTTGGAGATCCAACTAAATTTGCATGCCCTTTGACAGGGTCAGAAGGGCCGCCTTGACGAGCAAGCCGATCAATGGCTTTTTGTTGAGCCTCGTAATAAGCGGGAGAACCCACCAAGTCTGCACGACCCCTAATGGGATCAGCAGTTTGCCTGCCAGATGCAGCAATTTGGGCCGGAGAGCCCATCATGCTTCTTATGCCACGAATTGGACTTGCAGGAAAGCCTTGTTTTTGCGCTTTAAGAATCCTTAGTTTTGACTGTTCTAAACGAATACTTCTTTCTAAAATTCGAAATTCTTTTTGAGCGTTAGCAAGATCTTTGCGACCCTGCTCAGTAGTCGCCCTGCCCATTTGTTTTCTAAGCTTGCCGACTTTTAACCCTCTGGCCTCCATCTCGTTGATGCGATTCATCAAACGAGCACGTTTATCTACAATTCTTTCAAGACTTTTTTCTTGAGAAGTCGCTGATTTACCTAAATTTTTTATTGTTTTATCAACTGTCCCAAGATCGGTGACGATCTTTTGAGTATTGATCTTGATATTGACTTCGTACTCAGCGGCCACGACTAACCCGAAGACATTGCCTTCAGGTTAGCGCACCCTCCGATATTGAGCTTGCTGACGACTGCGTTCAATCTCCTTCTGCTCCCGATCAGACTTGACCGAACAGTACGCGCTCCAAGCAACTAACTCCTCCATTGACATGCTGCCTCGAAGTTGAGCCAGTGTCATGCCTAGCTTTTCAGCGATAAAGAACTGCAAAAACAGGAAGTGATCTTTATCAATCCTCGCTTTTCAGGTCGTCTGCTTCTTCCACCTCATCCATGCTCTGCATTTTGGACATAATGTCCAACACAATGCTTAAAGGCAGACGGTTACGAATTTTTGCACGGTCACCGTCCGAAAAGATCCGGTTGCCAGCCTCATCTTCTGCTTTGCGGATGACCATTTGAATCGCAAAGTCCAAATTATCCTCCGCTGCACCAATGTTCAATGCTTTTAGCGAGTTGTTGATTGCATCACGATCAGCAATCGTCAAAGGCTTCCAATACAGCTTGAGAACAATCTCTTCACCGCTTTTAATCGTGTAGCTGCTGCGTTGCTCGACGCTAAACGCCTCACACAGTTTGTCGATTGCGCGTGTTTCAGCCATAAAACTCAGTCAACTAGCACAATATAGCTTATCCCAAGCGTACAGATGCAAATGCTTTGTCCAAGTCAAGAAATAAACCTGAACTCCTGCCAAGCTCTGTATAAACTTTGTACCAATCAACAGACAAAGCGGTTGTTTGCTGAGGAGGCCTAGTTTGACCATAAGTCTTACCATCTATTTTATCTTCATTTACGGCATAACCAGCATAACTAGCTAGATTACCAATATATAAAGACTCGTCAAGTTTTGCTCTTAAAGGTGGCAATTTTAAAAAACTTGTTGGCTTGCCTTCAGGCTGAGTTTCGTCTCTTTCATTGTTTACGATTGGTTTAATTGGTTTTAAACCTAATTCCCACAGCCTTCCAAAATTGCCAGTCCACCAAGGGCCTTTCCTTTGAAGACTTTCAACAATTTCAGGACCAGCGACTGCTCGCCCATCTTCAATTAACTTACGAATGTCTTTAGTAAGTTCAGCAATCGGCTTGGCCATTACACCGCAGTAAATCGACAGCTAACTACACTGGCAAAATGACTGTTATTTTCTTGTGTTACAGCAGTAGGACCATTAATTTGACCAACACGCGGCTTGACCGAATAAGTGTCCGTGTAGCCAGAAGCATTTACAGAAGTCAACCCATCAATAACTGACTCTGCAATTGCAGCTGCTACAGCACTACCCTTATCTCTTGGCGTAAAAATACCGCACTGCACCGTTCCAGCGTATTGATCAACAGCGGCACCATGCGCTTGAATCGTTGCTTGATCAAAATTTACCGTTACCAAAACGTATTTCTTATCCTTGCCAGGTGTTGTAAACGGCATGTTGTCGAAAACCACTGAAACCGTGGCATCCGCTGCTGCCACTGCAGTGTTGATTGCAGTCTCAAGCGCAGCCCTAGCATTTACAAGCGTCATTAGAACACCACCCGAAGAATATACATGTACTCTTGATCGCCCTTAAACGTTCGAATGTCTTGAATTTTGGCGGCTCTTGCCGAACCAGCAAACTGCAATGAAACCTCGTCCTGCAGTGTTGCCTGATTATTGCCAATTTGGTCTGGAGTTATATAAAGCCGAGCAGTATTTTCTTGATAACCACCTTCCTCATCAGAAACAATAAATTCGATTGGAGCGTCAAACGAATAACTTGCGTCAGTCGTCGTTACAGCGCCCGTCGCAAGGTTGTAACTAGTAGAAGCCTTACGGGTGTAAGTAATCGTTGTGTCTAGCGACTTACCTAAATCGGCAACAACCGACTTGGCAACACTTTTGAATAAACTGTCTAGCGCTCCAGCCATGTCAACCTCTTACAACGCGGACTTGATACGAACCACTGCCACCCAGACAGTAAGCGCCGAGATAAGACTGAAGCCAAGGATAAACGTCGAATACGTTGTTAACAGTTCCAGTAGCCTGACTAGAAGTGTTG